AAAGCCCTAGATCACGTGGAACAGGAACTCAAGAGCCTGCTAGATAAACAGGAGCGCAATGATGGTTGATCTTGCTGGTGCCTCAGAAGGCGCTGAAAACTTGGCATCTGCATATGTGGATGTAACGACGGACAAGAAACTGGACCCCGAGGCCATCGGCGGTTCTCTTCTAGAAAGAATGCCAGATCCCACAGGTTGGCGGCTGCTCATTCTCCCCTATCGGGGAAAGGGCAAAACCGACGGGGGTATTTATCTTCCAGACAAGGTTGTTGAAGAAAGTACCGTGTCCACACAAGTGGGTTACGTTTTAAAAGTTGGAAAGCTGGCATACAAGGATTCCGAGAAATTTCCGTTTGGCGCGTGGTGCAAGCAGGGTGATTGGGTCATGTTTGCGCGGTATGCGGGCTCGCGGTTTCGGATAGACGGCGGGGAAGTCAGGATTCTTAACGATGATGAGATTCTGGCACGGATCAAAGAACCCGAAGACATTCTTCATTTCTAGGAGTAGGCGATGGCTGAAGAAAAAGCTCAGATTGAGCTCGACCTTGGGGACGAGGTTGAAACCGTTATTGAAGTTCCCGGGGAGGAACAGGAAGAAACCAAAGTAGAAGTTTCTCCCGAAGAGGACAATTTTGAGAAGGCAGAGAGCGCCACGCAAAAGCGCATTGATCGCCTGACCAAGAAGATGCGTGAGGCGGAGCGCCAGCGTGAGGAAGCGTTAAAGTATGCCCAGAGTGTGCAGGCTGAAGCGCAAGAGCTCAAGCAGCGCATGGACACGCTCGATACCAGCTATGTGCAGGAATATAGCAGCCGCGTAGAAAGCCAGATGTCCTCCGCTGAAAGTGAGCTTGCCCGAGCCATGGAGGTTGGGGATACTAATGCTGTTGTGGAAGCACAACGCAAGATCACTCGTTTAGCTATTGAAAATGACCGGGCAGAACAGGCTAAAGCTCAACAGGAACGATCAATTCAGGCGGCTCAAGCTCAGCCGCCAGCGGAGGTTTCGCAACCTAGCCAGCAGGCCCAGCCGCGCCGACCGGATCCGAAGGCTGAATCGTGGGCGCAAAAGAATGAGTGGTTCGGTTCTGACGAGGCCATGACTTACGCGGCCTTTGGCGTACATAAAAAATTAGTCGAAGATGAGGGGTTTGACCCGAAGTCGGATGATTACTATACTGAACTTGACAGGCGTATGGCGGAAGAATTTCCCCATAAGCTTGGCAACTCCGGAGGAAGCAAGCGGCCCGCCCAGACCGTAGCTTCTGTATCCCGCAACTCATCTGGGCGCAGCAGTGGGAAAAAGGTTAGACTCACCCCTAGCCAAGTCGCGATTGCGAAGAAATTGGGTGTGCCGCTTGAAGAATACGCAAAGCACGTGAAGGAGTAAGCGATGACTGAAGAAATGTTTGAAGGTTCAGTTAAGAGAACTCCTCGCGCAAAAACAACTCGGGAGAAGACGGCTAGGCGTAAGCCGTGGGCTCCCCCGTCTATGTTGGATGCACCGCCTGCACCGGATGGGTTCAAGCATCGTTGGATCAGGGCTGAAACCCGTGGTTTTGACGATACGAAGAACATCAGCGCAAAACTGCGTGAGGGTTGGGAACTGGTTCGTAAGGACGAGTACCCGGACTTTGAGGCCCCGGTACTAGAATCAGGTAAATATGAAGGTGTGTTTGGGGTAGGTGGACTTGTTCTCGCTCGCATACCGCTTGAGACTGTTGAAGAAAGGTCTGCGTACTTCCAAGGAAGGACAAAGGACCAGATGGATGCAGTTGATCAGGATATGATGCGTGAGAATGCTCATTCGACAATGACGATCAGTAACCCTGAGCGTCAATCCCGTGTAACCTTTGGGGGCACTAGAAAGTAACCCCACAATCTGGAAGGATGTAAGTAAATGGCAAATCTACTTACCGGTGGCTTTGGCCTTCGTCCGATTGGGATTACGGGTAGCGGTCCAAACTCTACTGGCACAACCCAGTACGAAATCGCATCCAACAACACCAACGCGATTTATCACGGCGGTATTGTGATCCCTCTCTCGACAGGTTTCATAGACAAAACAGATCAAGCGGTAGCCCCGCTTGGTGTTCTAAACGGCGTTGAGTTCGTTGACTCAAGCACAGGCAAAACTGTGTTTAAAAACTATTGGCCGGGTTCAAACAACGTGAGCGTTGATACGAACCATCCGGTCAAGGCTTTTGTGTTTGATGACCCAATGCAGCTTTATGTTGTTGTCGCAGATGGCACCAACACTGATCGTGCTACCGCACAAGCAGATGTCTTCGCAAATTGCGACATGGCTTCTGTGAACAGCGGCAGCACCAGCACCGGCCAATCTAGCGACATGTTGGATATCAGCTCGGCTGCAACTACGAACACTCTTGATGTTCGTATCGTGGGTCTCTATGAGGACGACGCCAATACTGATTACTCCGCAGTGGGTCATCAGTACATTGTTCGTCTGAATGGTCACTTCAACACAGGTACAACCATTGCGGTTGGCACCTATGCAACAACCGGCATATAGGAGGCTAGGAAATGGCTATTTCAAGAGCACAACTAGCTAAAGAGCTAGAGCCCGGGTTGAATGCACTCTTCGGCCTTGAGTATGATCGTTACGACAACGAACATGCGGAAATCTTTGACGAAGAAACTTCTGATCGCGCCTTTGAAGAAGAGGTGATGCTCGGTGGTTTCGGAACTGCCCCAGTTAAGTCTGAAGGCGGAACCATTAGCTTTGATGACGCGCAGGAGACTTTCACTGCACGTTATACACACGAGACCATTGCTTTGGCCTTCTCGATCTCCGAGGAAGCCATTGAAGACAATCTCTATGATCGTCTGGCCTCGCGTTACACCAAGGCTCTGGCTCGCTCGATGTCTCAAACTAAGCAGATCAAAGCCGCAGCGATTCTGAACAATGCTTTCAGCACTGGTGCTAACGCAATCGGTGATGGAGCAGCTCTGTGTTCATCCTCTCACCCGTCGCTTTCTGGCAACCAGCGTAACCTGCTGTCTGTCGCGGCGGATCTGAACGAGACCTCGCTTGAGCAGATGCTCATCGACATTGCAGGTCTTACGGATGAGCGCGGTCTCAAGATTGCTATCCGTGGTATGAAACTCATCATTCCAAAGGAACTGCAATTTATTGCAGAGCGTGTGATGAACTCAAACCTGCGTGTAGGCACGGCGGACAATGATGCCAATGCGATCCGTAACATGGGTATGCTTCCGGAGGGTGCGGTGGTTAACCACTTCCTGACCGACACGGATGCGTTCTTCATCAAGACGGATGCGCCTAACGGCTTTAAGATGTTCAACCGCTCGCCGATCAAGACCGCTATGGAAGGCGATTTTGATACCGGCAACATGCGCTTCAAGGCTCGTGAGCGTTACAGCTTCGGTGTATCAGATTGGCGTTGCGTTTTCGGTACACCCGGCGCATAATCATCTTGTGAGAGCACGTAGCGAAAGGGCGGCACTATTGCCGCCCTTTCTTTTTTGTTATACAGTGTTTTTGGGCT